GGAGGTGGTCAAGGATGCGGTCGAGACCCTGGCCACCAAGAACGTCCCCCGGCTGGGCGAGACCTACGTGGCCTTCGTCCACCCTCACCAGAGCCGTCAGCTGCGTGATGACCCGGAGTACATGGAGGTCACGAAGTACGCTGCCCCGGGTAACTTCATGCTCGGCGAGATCGGCCGGCTGAATGACGTTGTATTCATCGAGACCACCCAGGTAACGAATAACTTCGTTTCCGGTTCCTCTGGCCCGATCTACTACAACGCCCTGGTGATTGGTGACAACGCCTTCGGCCACGCTATCTCCCTCCCCGTGGAACTGCGTGACGGCGGTATTCTTGACTTCGGCCGTGAGCACGCTCTGGCATGGTACGCGATCTGGGGTCTCGGCCTCATCACTGACCAGGCTGTTATCACTTGCTCCACGAACTAACTTGCTGATCCGGCCGGTTAGCCACGAACAATAAACAAGGGAAACAAAATGACTGATAGCCTCAACGGGAACTTGTCCGTAACTGGCCGGGCCGTGAATCCCAATACGCCCCAGCGCACCAGGCGCAAGGCCCCCACGGACCTGACCGGCCGGAGGATGCAGGAACTTCAGGCGCAGCACGCTGAGGAACTGCGTGAGCGCGAGAAGGAAATTGGCCTGGCTGCTGATCAGGCCAGGGCTGAGCGCGAGGGCACGGTGGTGGATTACACCAGCAAGCCGGCGCCCCCGGTGACAGACCTGGAGCTGGAGCGCCAGCCTGTTGTGGTCGAGGAGCCAAACGTCCGTATCCGGGTGAATTATCCTCTTCCGGATATGACGTACGGCCGGTGGGTGTACCAGGCTGATGACCCGGATCACCCCCTGGCTGCTGAGCGTGAGGCGTGCGAGGACCGGCAGATCAGGGCCAACAAGGACACTGATAATTTCCGTCCCTCCCATGAGGAATGCGGCGCGCACGACGAGTCTTATGTGGGCAACCTGCGGACGTACGCCTTCGAGGAAGGCGTAGAGTACCGGGTTCCCCGGGATCTGGCGCTGTACCTCGATAACAAGGGCTATGTCTGGCACTAAGGAGATACGCACGTGGCCGGACAGATTGCAGAATTCGGGGCAGCACATTTAGCAAACGCGTTAACAGGTGCGGCGATCCCGGTGGTACAGGGAACTGCCCCTACCTGGTTCCCCGGGCTGTACTGGGTTGACACTTCTTCGGGAAACGCAGTAAAGACCTGGAACGGCTCAGCCTGGGTTACCGGGGCTGGCTCTCGTTTCCTGGCACTGCTGAGCGCCGACCCGGTGGCAGCTAACGCAGTGAACATCAGTGACCTGACGGAGATTACCACTGCCGGGTACGCCCGGCAGTCCGTCACCTTCGCACACGCTTCCACGGCTTATCCCTCTGCCGCAGCTAATTCCGGTCTCATCACGTTCGGGCCGATGTCAGCCGGGATGACCCAGGCCGTGCAGTGGATTGCGATGGTCACCGTCGCTTCCGGCACGACAGGGTACTTCCTGGAGTCCTGGCTGATGCCCACTGCCCTTCAGGTTAATGCCAGCGAGGTTATCCAGATTGGCATTGGCGAGCTTGAGACAGAGGTCCAGTAGATGACGCAGGTATCGGCTTCCGATCTCCAGTGGTATTTAACCAACCCGGGAGCAGTTACCGGTTTTTCCGGGGTGGGCACCCCGGGCAACTCCCTGGGTAAGTACTTATCGACCACCCAGGTGTCAGGGACCCCCCTGAACAACCTTTTCCTGGACATCACCGGCGCGCAGAATGCTGCAAGCCAGGTAGATTACCAGTGCATCTTCCTGCTTAACGCCACCGCCACCGGAAACTCAGCACTGAATACCCAGGTGTTCATGCCGTCTGCTTCTGACGTAGCCGGCGGCGCGTCTTTTGCCTACGCCCTGGATACTCACGGCATAGTCGGTAAGACCCAGTCTCCCCAGCAGGCGATTGTCATCGCTAATTCCACCACTGCCCCAGGGGGTATTTCCTCCTGGACCGGGCCTTCTGCCACCATCGCAGGGGGCCTGACGATCGGTAATATCGCGCCAAATAACTGTATTGCCATCTGGCTGCGGCGCACTGCCGCAAACACCTCAGCTGTCAATAATGACGGCGGCGCGCTCCAGATAATATTCGACAGCAATGGCTAAGCTAAAATTAAATCAGTATCGCTACTGACCATAAAGGATTAACATGCCTGACATCAACGGGATCCTCGGCATCTGCACGGTCCGTCTCTGGAATGCCTGGGGCGAGCTTGAGGTCGAGGATGTTTACAAGAACTTAGTCACGGACGCTGGTGACCTCTACTACGCAGGAATGGCTATCACGGGTGTTTCCCCCGCAGTAGCCGCTCACCCGACCTTCATTTCCGGGATGAAGCTGGGCACGGGCACCACTGCTGTCGCCAAGAACGGCGCCGGCGCTGCCCTGGCCACCTACCTGACAGCCTCCAACCAGGTATTCGACGCGACGTTCCCGCAGACTGCCAACCAGGGTGCCGGCAACGGCGTGCAGGCCGTCTACCAGGTGACCTACGCACCGGGTACGGCTACCTCCACGAACCTGAACGAGTGCGTCATCGTCAATGACGCAGCTTCCAACGCCACCAGCACCGCAGCCAACACCATCTCCCGTGTTGTATTCGCCTCTGCGTACAACAAGGGCTCCCTGGACACTCTGGCAATTACCTGGTCGCACCTGTTCAAGGGCCAGTGACCGGCTGACCGCTTTATTGCGGAAGGGGTAAGCCTAAAGCGAAAGCGGCTGCCGAATGACGACAGTACCCTTCACAACGGCAGGGACGACCCCATGGGTTGCCCCTGCCGGCGTGTATTCTGTTATCGCTGAGGGCTGGGGAGCAGGGGGAGGCGCTGGCTCCTCCAATGGCACCACCAATGCCGGCAACGGAGGTGGTGGCGGCGAATATGCCTCCCAGGTATTTGCTGTTACCCCCGGCCTGTCCTACAACGTGGTGGCTGGTGCCCCCGGGCAGGGAGCTACTGCCTCGAACTCCACTGGCACGGCCGGCGGCGATTCCACTTTTACAGGTGACAACGGCACGTTAACTGCTAACGGTGGTTCCGGCGGGCCCGGCGGTTCCAGTTCAACAGCAGCACTGGGTGGCACGGGTTCGGCCAACACCACGCATTTCAACGGCGGTAACGGTGGTATCCGGAACGGCACCCAGACCGGAGGCGGTGGCGGTGGCGGTTCTGGTGGCAGTGCGTCAGCTGGTAATGCCGGGACAAATGGCACCACCACTGGTGGCGCAGGCGGTGTTGCCGTAACCGGCGGTGGACCCGGAGGCGCCGGTGGTGGCGCTACTACCATCGGCAACCCCCCTGTCTCAGGTCCCGGCGGTGGTGGCGGTGGAGCCGGTCACCGGACTTCCGGCGGTGTCCTGGCCGGTGGTGACGGCTTTACCGGCCAGGTAGTGCTGACCTTCACGGCTGTGCCGTTTGTCCCCAATCCCCCTCGCCGGTCCTTGCGTTTCCTGCCGTACCGGCCCCGCAAGTCCTTCCTGCGCATGCGGTACTCGGAATTTGTGCGCAACGCGTTCCCCGACGCTGAGCAGCTTACAGATTTCCTGGCTATCTTCGAGACGCTGCCGTTCCGCACTGATACGGTCCCGGTCACGGACAGCGACAGCATTCGGCTCACGCTGCCCCGGTCAGACAATGAGCCGGTTACTGATGCATACAAACTCAGGGAGACCCTGCCCCGGTCTGACACCGCCGGGATCACCGAGACGTTCTCCAGCAAGGAGACCCTGCCCCGGTCAGATAACGAGCCGGTTACTGACACCAGTAAGATCAGGCTGATTCTCCCACGGGCTGATAACGAGCCCATCACGGACTCGGCAAAACTACAGGAGACACTGCCCCGGGCTGACACCGCCGGCATTACGGACACGCTTGCCCAGAAGCTGGCACTGCCCCGGGCTGACAGCGAGCCGGTCACGGACTCGGTGACCTTCACCATCACCCTGCACGTGACGGATACCCTCACTCTCCCGGACAACGTTGACGCCTCTCTTCCCGGTGTCAAGACATTCGTGGGTGACATGGGCTTGGTGGACTCGGTCCTGGTCACCAAATCCATCACGTTCGATGATTCAGCTGGCGTTACGGATACTGCCCCGAAAACCCTCCAGCACCCTGTCGCTGACAACGAGAACATCACGGACAAGGCAATCCGCAACATCATCTTCCGGGATGGTGTGCTGGTTAACGATGATCTCCGGGCCCGTCAGATTCTGCGCCGCAATGACATTGCATTTATCACGGATGAAATCAAGTCCTGGAAGGAGACCCAGGCTGACCGGGACACCGCCGGCCTGACGGACAAAATCACCATCCGGCTGTCCGTGCCTCTGACCGAGACGCTGCTGAATACCGACCACGAACTGACAGCGCCCCTGCTGAAGTTCCCGCCGGAGCACGTGGTCCTCACGGACAAGAAGAAGCTGCGCGAGACGCATTCTGTCCGTGACAGCGTGACGGTGACCGACCACGAAAAGACGGAAATCTTCCTCCAGGTTGCCACCAATGACCACTTCGCGCTGACTGAGAAGGTGCGGATCCGGGTTGACCCGTCTAATAAAGCCGGTATCACCGACAAGCTGGGCCGGAAGCTAACGCATCCTATCCACGATTCAGCCGGCCTGACGGACAACCCGAACACTCTCACCAAGACCGAGACTCATCCCATCACTGATACCGTGCGTATCACGGATAAGGCCGGTCAGGCAGTAACCCGGGTGTTCCATGACTCTGTTGCTGTGACGGATACTCACACCGATCACTTCCGTAATTCCGTGACGGAATCCTTCACCTGGAAAGTCCGTGTCCAGGGAAGCGGCTCCCGGATGCTCACCTGGGAGACCAGGGCACTGGTAAGCAAGCTGACGTCCTTTACCTGGAACACGCGTGTCCAGGTTACGACGACCCGGGTATTCACCTGGAACACAGTTAAATCGTTCACAACGGTCAGGACATTCGGCTGGGATGTTCTCCAGAAAGCAGCCGCAACGCCTATTGCGATATCATGGAACACAGGAAATACCAAGCAGGTGTTCCACATCATCGTGCCAGTTGAGGGCGACGGCTACAGCATCATTGAGTAAAGGATTACTTTATGGCTCGTTTCTCCGGGGTTGTCGAGTCTGCCACCGCATTAGCTGCGGGTGTCAACTCCAACTCAGCAACCGTGGGTGGCCTCTTCCTGAACTGGTACGCGACTTCTGCCACCACGGCTAAGCTGCGGCGCGTGACTATCGGCGTCCGGGCCGGCGCGTCTGCTCCTACTTCCCAGCAGATGTCCGTGGCTATTATCCGGTCCTCGGCCATCGGTGCCGGCGCCACTGCCCAGACCCCGAATAAGACAGACCCTAATTCAGCTGCCTCGAACTGCGCGTACTCTGGCGGAACCTGGTCCACCACCCCGACTTTGCCGGGAACAGCCGTGTCCAACTATATGTTCGATTGCACCTTCAATACCCAGTCCGGGGCTGACCTCCCGTGGGAACTGCTGGAGGAACTGATCATCCAGGGCTCAAATAACGGGCTGGCGTTCTTCAATATCGGCAACGCGCTGCCAGCTTCCCACCTGTACACGGCAAGTATAGAATGGGAGGAATAGTGTAGCTGGGAAGAGTGAAGAGGAAGAGTGAGATGGAAAACCTGAAATTTGTCCTGAGTATTGAGGCCGAGGCCGAGGTTATCCCCGGCCCGGAGACCCAGGCAAAATGGGCCCGGGAGTACATCCAGGCCAAGTACTCCCCAGAGGAGATCCCGGAATGACTGTAGGAATCAGCGCAGCCAACTTAGCCACCAAGTGGCTCAATATGCTGCGCGCCACGGCTTTCACTGCCCCCGCTGGCACATTCGTGGAACTGCATATCGGTGACCCCGGGGCAGCCGGGACATCTAACCCGTCTGCTGTGACCACGCGTTCCAGCGCGACGTTCAACGCCTCGGCTGCGGGCTCAGCTTTATCCCTGTCCAATACCCCGTCCTGGTCCATGACAACTACGGAGACCATCAGCCATATCGCAGTATGGGATGCCTCCTCAGCGGGGACTTTCCTGTTCTCGGCTGCCCTGTCCGTCTCCAAGGCAGTAAATAACGGGGACACCCTGAACCTGACCACCCTGGGATTCTCTCTCACACCCCAGGCAGCATAGTATGGGCGTAACCTCGTGGTCTGCGCCGTCATCCCCGCAGCAGGGTGACGCCAGCCTCACCACGTCCTCTTTCACCACGGCAACACTGACGGATATCTCCCCCGCTCCCTGCATTATCCCGGGGGGAACAGTCATTTCCGGCACACGTATCCGGCTGCACGCCACCGGGAATTACACGGCAACAACCACGGCATCCGCATTAAAATGGGGCTTCTACCTGACCGCATCAGGGAGCGCCATTTCCGCTACTGCCTCTGCTGCGGTAGCGGAAACAGCATCCACTGCTGCTGTTGTTGCCACTGCGTGGCCGTTTATCCTGGATTATTCCGGCGTGTTCAACGAGGTCTCCGTCTCCCAGAATGCGACATCCGGGAAAATCACCGGCCAGGGCTGGTCATTGCTGCCCGCTTCACTGACCACCTTTACCGGCCCTATCCCGATGCCCATGACCGCAGCGGCACGGACGGTTACCCAGTCCAGCACAATCACGGGCCTGAACACCCTGAACACCCTGATCGCCATGCTCGGCATTACCGTGGCCACTAACACCGGGTTCTCCAATGTTGTCGTGGATGAGCTGACCTGCGAGCTGATCGGGTAATCCCCCTTGGCCTGATCCGAGGAGGGCGGTTAGCCAATGGCTGTAGCCTTTGACGCCGCAGGCCCGTCCTCAGCCGGTACTGTGTTCACCACCTCACCGGGTACGTGGACGCATGTCAATGGCGGTAACGGGATCCTGATCGGCGTCACCACGTTCACCGGCACAACTAACGTTGTAACCGGTGTGACCTACGGTGGCACAACTATCCCGTTACTGGGATTCGTCCGGTCAGCTAACGATACTGTCGGCGGCGTGGCACTGTACGGCCTGATTGGGCCGACCTGCCCGACCGGCAGCAACACCGTCTCCGTTGCGGTATCCGACGCAAATAACCATAACGCCGGGTCTATCTCTGTAACCAGCGGCGCGTCACTGGGTACTCCGGTTACTAATTTCTCGGCCGGTGCAGCCGCAGGGATCAGCGCCTCTGTCACGGGCACTACGTCCGGCGGCCTGGTTATCTCCGTGGTCTGCCAGGGCTCGGGTGGCACATTCACCGCAACAGCACCGAACGTGCTGCAAATAGCAAGGCAGACCACGGCAAACTCCGGGTCTGACAACCTGGCAATGGGCACTGACCCATCCACCGGGAGCACGGTCGCGCCTGCGTGGACAATCGCCGGATCTGATTTCTGGGGCATTGTCGCAGTGGAGGTGCTCCCAGCCGGCGGCTCGGCGCCGAGCCCCACCGACAAGATGATGTACGGTCCGGGATGGCATCCCGGGCGTGGTCTCCCGGGCATGCCCGGAGGAATCCCGTTCTATTCCCCGGCAAAGAGCGCCGCTCTTACGCTCACGGCTGTGACGTCCTCTGCTGACTCGTCCCTTGCTGTCACAGCCGGCATCACCGCTGGCGCACTCAATACGGCAGCCGCTAATACTTCCCTGGCAGTAACAGCAGGAATTACCTCTGCTGCGGCTAATACTGCCTCGGCTAACTCCTCCCTGGCAATTACGGCAGGAATTACTGCCGCAATGAGCAGAACAGTTTCAGCTGACAGCTCCCTTGCTGTCACAGCCGGCATCACCGCTGACTCAGCCAGGACAGTCCCGTCAAATACCTCCCTGGCTGTCACCGACACCATTACTGCTGCCGCAGTCAATACCACATCTGCTAATACCTCAGTGACCATATCCGCCGGCATCACTGCGGCAGTCACGGAGACAGCCTCCGCTAACAGCGCTGTAGCGGTCACAGCAGGGATTACAGCGGCAGTCGCACGTACCGTACCCTCGGACACATCCCAGGCCGTTACAGCCGGCCTGAGCGCCGCAGCAGCCAAGACCGGCAGCCTCTCGGCATCGGCTGCTGTCACGGCCGGGATAACAGCCAGTGCGCAGCTGAATCCTGCCTCGGCAGCAGCGAGTGAGATAGTCACGGCAGGTATTTCTGCTGCGGTCACGGAACTGGCGTCAGCAAATACATCCCTGACGGTCACTGCTGGCATCACTTCCTCCATGGCACTGGTCCGGCACGGTGATATCTCCCTGGCAGTGACGGCCGGGGTAACCGCTACAGCCGTGGCAGTGACCTCTGACAGCGCGACCCCGGTGGCAGTAACTGCCGGCATCACGGCCAGCGCCAGCGCGACGTACCCAGCAGCAGCCACCGTCTCAGTGACGGCCGGCATCACCGGGACTGCAAGCGTGGGCATTGCAGCGGCCCGGCCGGTTACTGCGGCTATCATGGCGTCCGCAGCAGTAACCGGCGCTGCCGGTGCATCCCAGATTGTTACTGCGGGGCTCAGTGCAGCTGCCCAGCACGTTGCCCCTGCCGGTTCAGCTGTCACTGCCACCGCCGGTATTACTGCCGGCGTGCAGCTTACCCTCAGTGCGGGGGCAGCTGTCACTGTTACGGCAGATGTTCTTGCCGGCTCGAATTACTACGGGAATATCGGCACATCACTGGCAATTGCTGCCGGGATAACCAGCACAGTCGGTTTCCCGTCCACCCTTACCGTGACACTTGCAATAGAATGGAATACAGAAGCGCTGCATGCGCCTTCCTCTACATTGCTGGCAAGTCACTGGAAGTCCATGACAAACGATCACCGGCTGGCGCCCCGGTCAGGGGTTAAGTACATGACGAACGACACCAGGGGTTCCGTGAAGGACGGGGTTAAGTACATGACGAATGGCGGTTACGCGTAATGCTGCTCAGTGATGCCATCGGCCGTGTGCGGAGGGATATCGGTGACCCCCTCCAGAACTTCCGCACGACCACGACCGGGGACGGCCTGATCACCTGGTTCGACCTGCCCCGGCAGAACGTGGATCCCGACACCCTGGTTGTGGAGATCATCAACAGCGGTTCCTCCGTCACCACTTTGCACACGCCAGCTGATTACACCCTGGATTCAGTCAACGGCCAGCTGGCCCTCAACGTGCCTGTCCCCAGTGGCTCTACCCTCCAGGTGATCGGCAATTCCTGGTCCCTGTTCACCGATGCTGAGCTGACTGATATCGTCACGGATTCGGTTTACCAGCATGTGTTCGGGCACACCTTTACCGACCGTCACCGGGACGCGCTGACCGGGGCGATCACCTACAAAAATCAGCGCGTGACCCTGGACACCCTGCCGGTGATGGAGGAACCCCTCATCGTCATGCTGTCCGACATCAACGCGCTGTGGATCCTGGCTACTGACGCAGCCACGGATGTCAATATCCAGACAGCTGAGGGCACGAATGTGGACCGGAGCGCCCGGTACACCCAGCTGATGGGGCATATCCAGGCGCTGTCAGGCCGTTACCAGGAGTTCTGCGGCCAGCTCAATGTCGGGCTGTTCAGGATGGAGACCCTGAATCTCCGGCGTGTTTCCAGGACCACTGGCCGGCTCGTCCCGATCTTCACCGACCGGGAGTATGACGATCACCGCTGGCCGCAGCGGCAGCTGCCTCAGATCGACACCCGGAATGAGGATATCTCCGGGATTCCTTCACCTTTGTGGAATGGGTCCTGGGGCCCGTAATTAATCAAGGAGACAGTTATGGCAGCATCAGATCACCTGGGCCCGCAGTTCGGCAGCACGCGCGATCCCCAGGGTTCCAGTTATTCCCCGAAGCACTCGGAGTGGAGCATGGAAGGCGGTTCCGGCTCGCACGGGAAGGCAGGGCGCTCGGGTCGCGCGCCGGATAAGGGTTTCTACAACCCCCAGCACACTTCCCCTGACGCCGGGTATGTCGGCAAGCATGCCTCGGACCGCAAGAGCCGGATCGGCGCTGTCCTCAAGGGCGCACGTAAGATGATCCGGGGCCACGCGTAATAAGGAACCGTACTGTGAGCAGGCTGGACTGGAAGCGGGGCGCATTCAACCCCGACTCAGAAACCGAGCGTATCTTCGCCGGCATGGAAGGATGGCGCGAGGTTCACGGTGACTGGATTTACTATTTCCGGTTTAACCCGAACGCGTCGGTTATGGATGATGTTTATGACGAAGCTGCTGGTGCTGGCCGGGTGTACGACGGCCCGATCCGGGTGCCTGCAATCCACGTTGCTCATATTCAGGGGGCCAACGAGTATGGTGACATGGGTTTTTATTACAACGATGAATTAACTGCGACGGTATCCTTTGATCAGCTTTCAGCTGTCGGGTTAACCTACGCTGACGTGACAGCCGGGCAGTATTTAAAAGACCGGTTGCTGTATAACGACCAGATTTACCGCATCATGCAGATCAGTTCCCGGGGGAAGATCCAGGAACGATCCGTCATCGTCACGATCACGGCTTCGCAGATGAAGCCTGATGAGCTGATTGATGATGCTCAGTTCAAGAACTGGAGCGCTTAGCAATGCCTTTACCCAACCAGGGCGATCTCAACTGGGCGCCTCCTCTCAATGACTACATCCTCAACACCGTGGGTGCTGAGGCTGACAGTGCGAAGTCCCTGATTGTCACGCATGAATCCACTAGTGACGCGCACGGGGACCGGGCGTTCGCCTCCGGGCTGATCACGGGTATCACGGCTAATTACGGCATGCCCAATGGCGTGGCCCAGCTGGGCGGTGATGGCCGGCTCAAGTCCACCCAGGCCCCTCCTGGCGGCGGTGTCACGAATTTCTACGATGTCATCCTGGATTTCGGGGCAGTCGGCAACGGCACCCACGATGATGCCCCGGCTATCAATGCGGCGCTGACAGCAGCTGCGGGTGCCGGCGGGGGAGAAGTATGGATCCCGGACGGCACCTTCGCTATCGGCTCCTCCCTGGTCATCGGCGCTAACACCTGGCTGAACCTTTCGCCCGGGGCGAAGATCTCCCGTATCGCCAATCCCACCCCGCCGGCCACCATGCTGGCTAACTACACGCCTTCCACTCTCCCGGCAGCCGGCAATGTCCACGTGTCCGGCGGGCAGTGGGATGCGCTGAACGGATCCATCACCCAGGCGTGCAATGTATTTGCTTTCTTTGACGCCGGGTTCTGCCTGTTCGAGCAGACGAAGATCACCGGGCCGGAGAACAGCACCGGCATTCTGCTGGCCGGCTGCTCAGCCATGGTTGTGGACAAGATCCAGTTCGCCGGCGTAGTTCCCACCCACGCACGCTCCTTCAACGCTAATACAGCGTGCATCCGGATGGAGCCCTCAAACTCCTCGGTGGTTTCCGGCCTGCTGCCGGGCACCTACACCGGCCTGGGCTGCAACCTGATCGCCGTGACGCACTGCATTCAGGTGGCTTCTACGGCCTCGGATGTCTCCGGGCCCTACACCAAGTACAATTACATGCTGGCCACCTACGTGTCCGGGGTAACGCATTCCAACATTGAATTCAACTTCAATTACGGCAACGCGTTCGCCAACAACGCGCTGAACCCGTCCACCTGGGCAACGGTCACGGTTATCGGGAACCAGTTCACCAACTCCGGCACGTCTGTCAACATCACCGGGATCTCCGATCTCCAGGCGACGTCCAACTCCCCCGGCACGGGCGCTGTTACCTCCGGCTGGACCCCCCTGACCCTGCTGAACGGATGGGCCCCCGTCGCCGGGGAAATGAAGCCCTCCTACCGGGTGTCCCCCACCGGCGACACGGAAATTGCGGGAACAGCCTCGGGTGGCTCGGCGAACAGCAACACCATCTTCGCCACTTTGCCGGCCGGGTTCTTCAATACCAGTGCGGGCTGCCGGCTGGTAGCTTCCCAGACCGGGACAGTCTCTGTCGGGTTCGGCGGCGCGACGATGTCCTGGCCGTATATCGAGATTGATACCTCCGGTAATATCCGCCTTCGCAACTTCCAGTCCTCTCCCGGGCAGATATCTTTTGCCGGAACCGTGTACAAAACAATCACAAGTGGCTGATGGTAAACTGATTTTGCGAAGTACAACTGCTCATACGGGTTTCTGGGCTGATGCCCCTTTGTTGCTATGGGCAGAGCCACCCGTTAAATACTGAGCAGGTTGTATGCCCTGGTTGCGCAACGAGGATGCTAGCCTCAAATTCAAATTGCAGGGTCTCCTCGTTAATGACCCGAACGCCCCTAATGGCGGGCGTCCGGTGAAAGTGCGCTACCGGCTGCCCGAAACTGAGTTAGCTAACCTGGATTACCCGATCATCGTCATCGAGCACGTAGGGCTTTTCCCTGCTCCCGAGCGCGAGCACCGTGGGTATATCCAGTACCCGTATGCCCCGGAAGGCTACGCCACCTGGTGGAGGGAAGGCGTAGATCTTTCCTACGACCCTTCCCTTTCTCCTTACCGGCAGTATTTCCCCCTTCCCTATAATTTCGATTACCAGGTCACGCTCTACGCGAGAAATATGCCCGAGCATGTGCAGCCACTGGTTGCGCAGCTGGCCACGGAAAATTACCTGCCCTACCATTTCGGCTATCTCAATGTGCCGCAGGACCGGACGGTCCGGACCATGCAGCTCCTGGGAGGACCGGAGTTCACTCAGTCCAAGGACAACGACGGCAAGCGCCGGTTCGAGGTCCGTTACCGGGTGCGCGTGTTCTCCGAGCTGGTTCCCCCGATTCTTCCCATCGTCCCGGCCACCGATATCCACGTGGACCTCTCGGTCTACGAGGACGTGGCTGACCTGCAAATCAAGGACCTCACCCAGTCGTTCGACATCAAGGCGGCTGGTATCGGCTTCGGCTGGAACACTGCCAGCAACTTATAGGAGCGTCAATGACCACCTACCACCGGCCTGGTATTTACATCCAGGAGAACCTGAACCCGTTAGCTAACAGCTTCCTGGGTATTTACGGGGAGGCGACCCCGTGCTTCGTGGCTGCCTACAACATCGGGCCGAATGTCCCCGTCCTGATTAACAGCTGGAAGCAGTACACCCTGCTGTACGGTGACTTCACCGTTGCCGGCGGGAATTACCTGCCCTTCGCCGTGTACAACTTCTTCCTGCATGGGGGCCAGTCCTGCTTCATCCTGCGGGTAGAGAACACTGATGCTGTTCCCGGGCACATCACCCTCCAGGACATCAATACCCCGTCCCCGGACAACATCATGACCATCACGGCCATTTACCCGGGGGCATTCTCTGACAACATTTTCATTGAGGTCACCACAGCCGGCCAGCCCGGCAGGTTCAACATCAATGTTTACAATGGCTCGGCCCAGCGCGCCTCCCTGGTGGAGTCCTTCATCGATATGAGCGTGAATCCGGCCGATCCCCGGAATGTCGTGTCGATCCTGTCCTCGCCCCTGGGAGGCAGCAAGTACGTCACCATCACCGAGGCGCTGCCCGGCGGTGTGTACGTGCCCGGCACCACGGACCCGGCCCTGATCGCGCCCACAGCCCTGACCGGCGGCGTGGACGGCAGCTCAGCTCCCAACCTGGGGCTCACGGTGCCCACGCGCCTGGATTACCTCCAGAACCAGATCCTGAATGTCAACCTGCCGGGATACACCGACATCACCACGCTGTCCACTATCAACGAGTGGGCCCAGAACCGTGAAGATGTCATGGTGTTCCTGGACGGGCCGGCACCTAACTTCCCGGAGACCAGCGCGCAGGTAGTGACCAACTACCAGAACATGGTCAACGGTGGGCTGTTCCTGACGACCTTCGCCGCTATCTACGCGCCGTGGATCCTGGTCAAGGACCCCAGCTCTGCTGTGCCCACAGCCACTAAGTGGATTCCCCCCTGCTCGGCTGTCCTGGCTAACGCGCAGAAGGCCGACACCCTGGTCGGCGCGCAGCAGCCCCCGGCCGGTATTAATTACGGCACGGTCAACTGCGTGGCACTGGAGACCAGCTTCACCACCACGGACCTGGATACCCTCAACGATTCCCAGATCAATGCGATCAAGAATGTCCCGGGATTCGGCATCAAGATCTTCGGTGTCCGCACTCTGCACTTCGGCTACCCGGACCGGTACGTTTCCGTCCGGCGCGTGCTGATGAAGCTGGGGCATGACTTCCAGAACATCCTCCTGTATGCCCTGTTCGAGCCAAACGACGAGAAGCTATGGAAGTCCATCTCGACCACGCTGGAACAGTACCTGACTATCCAGATGCAGATGGGCCTGCTGGGCGGCGCCACCCCGGCTCAGTCCTTCGCAATTATCTGCGACTCCAGCAATAACCCCCCATCCTCGGCTCAGTCAGGAATCGTCAACGTCAGCGTGGCTGTCGCCTTGCTGTCCCCGGCTGAGTTCATCGTCATCGAGATCAGCCAGCTCACTGCTAGCAGCTAAGGAGAATTGACTCATGGCAGTTAAGGAGACCAGCTCGCTGTCTCATCTGGCGACGGACCCGTTACGGAACTTCAAGTTCGTGGTAACGATCCAGCCGTCCGGCGGCCAGTCCCCCATCAACATGGGGTTCATGTCCGTATCCGGGCTGAACATGACCGTGGACGTTATCGCCTACCGTGAGGGCGGCTATAACACCACCACGCAGAAGATGCCCGGGCAGGCAGACTTCTCCCCTATTACCTTCTCGCACGGGGTTATGGTGGGGAACGCCCCTGACATTGACTGGATGCGGATGCTGTTCGTCGCTATCCAGGGCACCGGCACCTCGTCCCCGGGCACGGATTTCCGTCGCACGGTCCTGGTGCAGATCCTGGATCACCCGGTTGTGACGGCCTCTAACCCGATCAAGGCGCAGTTCAAAATCTACAACGCCTGGCCCACTTCCATCGCGTGGTCCGACCTGGACGCCGGCGCCAACCAGCTGTTCATTTCCCAGCTGGCCCTGGCCCACGAAGGCTTTGACTACACTATCGCTAAGTCGATTGGTGCGTCTGACGCTCCCAATCCCTAAATAAAGATCCTCGCCAGTAACTGGAGAACAAAGACGTGACAGCAACCCGCACCGGCCGGCCTCGCCCGGCGGCCGAAGCAAAGAACCCACTGAACGACCCAATTGCGGCAAACAGGGAAATCGAGGAAGTTCTCAAGAACACCATCGCTGACTACCCCACGCCGGATCTGCCTCCCGATGACCTGGTTCTGCTCCCGGCCGGCCTGCTGACTGGCCAGGATCTGACGAAGTCCGTGGTCGTGCGGGAACTGACCGGCGAGGACGAGGAAGCCTTAGCGCGCGCTGTCCAGAACAACAACGTGTTCCACTACGTGGACACCATCCTGGAGCACGGCACCGTAAAGATCGGGGACACCGATCCCGAGGACATCCGCAAGAACCTCAGGAACCTGCTGATCGGTGACCGGGACGCTGTTCTCCTGGGCATCCGGCGCGCCACGTACGGGGATGAGATCTCCATCCCGGAGTGGGTGTGCCCTGCCTGCGGGGAGCTGGCTGACATCTCCATGACCCTGGAGGACATCCCTGCCAGGGAAATGGATGACCCGGCCGAGTCCTCGGTGTTCACCGTCAAGCTGCGCCGTGGCCGGTCAGCGCGCGTGCGACTGGCTAACGGGCATGACCAGGCAGCGGTGTTCGAGAACCCCAAGCTCTCCCAGGCTGAGCGGGACACCGTCCTGCTCTCGCGCTGCGTGCTGACACTCACCTATGAGGATGGCTCAGAGCGCAACCTGGCCGGCTTCCCGTCCCTGGCCCGGGGAATGTCCATGGCTGACCGCAAGACGATCCTGCGCGAGCTGGCAGAGCGTCAGCCCGGCCCCCGGTTCACCGATATCAAGCACACGCACGGCGCGTGCGGGAAAGAGGTAAGCATCGCCGTTGATATCGGCACCTTGTTTCTCAACTCCTGAGAAATACGCCAGTTACCGCAACGACCTGCACGTCCTGGTCAGCCTGACTTCCTGGACTTTCGCAGACATCAGCAAGCTGGCCGTCCGGGAGCGTAAGTACTGGACCCGGTGGATGACTGTACGGGCAGAGCGGAGGCGTGGTGGCTAGGGAGCGCGACAACGATGAGGGGCTCGGCGCGTTTTCCGGCGCGCCGAGTTCTTCTCTGCCCAGCTGGGGTGCGGGCTCACCGGCTGCGGCCGGCTCTTTGCTGGGCACCAACATGCTCCAGCAGTCCATTGATGCCAACACCCGGGCGTTAAGCGCAGCTGCCTCTGCCTTTGCCCGGGCATCAGGCCAGGCAGCACCCGGCTCGGGGTCGGGTGTTCCCTGGGTTCACCCCACAATGGCCGGGCTGGCTGCTGGTGCATTCCCCCGTCCCCAGAGCACCTTGTACGATTTCCGGTCCGGGCAGATGCCCCAGGGCCCCACCTCTGCTTACCCCCAGCAGGGAGGCGTCCCCTGGGTCTCCCCGGCCCTGGCCGGCCGGGGGCGCCAGTACGGTCCCCAGCCCGGCCCGGGTGGTTTCCCGGGTGTTGTCAACAACATGTCCCCGCAGGGCCCATACTCCTCAGTGAACAGGTTCGGGGGCGGCCCGGTCAACTGGAGCACCTCCATCGGCCCGGCAGTCATCAACCCGTTCATGAACGGGCAGCAGCCTCCTATTGTCGGCCCGACAGCGCAGAAGCTGCCCTCCGGGCAGGTCATCACCTCCCCAGGACCGGCCGGTGGCCCTCCTGCCGTGCCTCCCCGGGGTTATATGGGCGCACTGCCCGGTACTCCCCCCCGCAATTACACCGGGCTGAAAGTCATGGGCGGCACGCTGGGCGCTGTGGCCGCAGCGTCGGTGCTCTTTGGCCGGGGAATGCTGGATGACCAGGTAGTGGCGAACGCCTACACCTCAGCTGCAACGACAGCCGCACCCCTGGGCGCCAACCCGTCCTCCATCAACTCCCTGGCGCGCTACCAGGCGTTCGGCACGGCCGGGCGCAACCTTAACAGCGTCTCCTTCAACACCCAGGATGCTGCCCAGGGTGCCGCTTCCCTGGCGTACATCGGCGGCTACGTCCCAGGCATGCAGATGGGCGCTAACGGGCGCGCTGTCAATTCAGCGTTCAACGCCATCGGCCTTGCCAACCCCGGGCTAGGCGCAGCCGGGTCTGCTGCACTGACCGGCCAGGTGTACTCCCAGAGCACGGCACTGCGCATGCAGCAGCTGGGTTACCGCACGACGCCCAGGACCATGAACGGTGGCTGGAATAATATGGCCACCAATGTTCAGTCCCTGCTTCAGCGCTGGTACGGGTCAAAATCAGTTGACCAGAAATCCCTGGTTGCCAGCTTGTCAGCTGGCGGCGTGGGCGCCTACAACCTCCAGGCCCTGGGGTACAACCCCCAGCAGATTCAGCAGCTGACCCCGGTTATCGAGACCTATAACAAGCTGTCCAACGCCGGGCTGTCCAATGACCGGGCTAATTCCCTGATCCAGCGCGCTACCCGGGGGTCGCAGTCCTCCATGCTGGCTGCCCAGGATGAGCTGGCTTCCAAATACGGGATCCAGAAGTCCGATCTCCAGGCGCTGAAGGACAAGAGCGCTGTGCGCACCGGCAATCTGTCCGATATCTCCGGCGGTTACAACTCCGCACTCCAGGAAAGCGTCAAGCTGCTGGGCCAGTTCAACCAGATGCTGAATGACATCATGCGCACTACCCACACCACGGGCCTGCTGGGCGGTGCAGCAGGAGTCGGGGGAGCGCTGTCCACTATCGCCCACGGAGGGGAACTGGCTGGAGGCGCTTACGGTGCACTGCGCATCGCCTCCCTGCTCAAGGGAGGCGGCAAGTTGCTGGAGGGCAAGGGCGCTGCTGACACCCTGGGCAGCGCCGGGGGGAAGCTGAGCGCCCTGCTGAAAGGCAGGCTGCCCGGTATCTTCGGCGGTGCAGCTGAGGGAGGGGCGGCAGCAGCGGAGGGAGGCGCCGCAGCAGCTGGCGCTGAGGGATTAGCAGCAGGTGCGGGTCCCATTGGCCTGGGCGCGCTGACTGTGTTCGGCCTGGGCAAGTTCCTGCTGGATCACACCGACCCTAATACGGCACCGCCCCCCGGGTTCTCGGCCCGGTTCGGGCCCGGTGCCTGGGGTGGCACACGCAGCCAGCGCGTGAACGTCGGGGGCGGCGCCGGGCCTTCCACGCAGAACACGAACAAGACCAAGCAGAATCCGGGGAAAGGCAACAAGCAGACAGTCGGGGGGTCTGTCTCCGGCCCGGCGCGCAGTGCCGTCAATGCAGCCGAGACCCGTCTTGGTGACCCGTATGTGTTCGGCGCTGACGGCCCCAACGCCTTCGACTGCTCTGGTCTGGTGGAGTGGTCCTACAAGCAGGCCGGCGTGCAGCTGCCCCGTACGTCCCAGGGTCAGTGGTTCGGCCTGAAAGACCGGCGTGTTTCCCTGAACAACGTTCAGGAAGGTGACATCGTATTCGCCGCCGGCTCGGACGGCACGTCCACGAGCCCTGGCCATGAGGCCATGATGATCAACCAGAGGATGATCATCGAGGCATCACACACGGGCGCCCCGGTAGCTGTGCGGCCATTCAACCCGCACGAGTGGATCGGCGCTGCGCGCCCCCGTGGCTCAGTAGCCGGCCAGGGCGGTCCCAGGGGAGGAGGACCCGGCACATCCAACCAGTCCGGGAGCGGCATCCAGGGCAACACCGGGCGGGGGGGCCTGATGGGGGGAGGCGTTGGCTTCGGCTCCACGGAGGCAACCACCCTGGGTTCGGCTATGTCCGAGTCCGAGATGCTGGCCGGGGGCGGCACTTTCGCCGGCTCCCTGGGCAATGTGGTGAGCAACAATAACGGAGGCGGCTCGTCCACAGGTGGGGGCACCGGCCCGGGTGGCGGCAGGATCAATCACGGGCGCACCGGGAACCTCAAGGGCAACCGGGCCATCATGAACAAATGGGCCTCCAAGTACGGCTGGGGAACAGGGAAAGAGTGGGGCGCCCTGGTTACCCTGGAAATGCACGAGGCAGGATTCAATAACCTGGCGCAGAATCCGAGGTCCACAGCGTTCGGGATGGGCCAGTTCCTGGACAGCACCTGGGCTTCTGTAGGCGGCCACAAGACCTCCGACCCCAACCTCCAGTCCGATTACATGATGCGCTACATAAAGCAGCGCTATCACGATCCTGTGCGCGCCTGGGCCCAGTACTACAACCATGCCGGGGGCGTTGGGTGGTACGGGCACGGTGGCAAGATGCGCGCCGGCGAGCTGGCCCTGGTTGGTGACCGTGGCCCGGAGCTGGTGGCTGCCGGCAAGGACGGCGCAACGGTGATGAGCGCAGCCCGTACCTCTGAGCTGCTCTCAGGTTCTAATTCCATGACCCAGCAGATGGGCTCCCTGAACACTAAGAGCCACCACGCAGGGTCCAGTGTCACGCTGAATTTCGGGCCCGGCTCGGTGGTTCTGGGAACTGTCAACGGAAGTTACAACGACAGCGCCAACGCAGCGCGCGTGTTCATCCGCAAGCTGCGCAAGGAGCTGGAGAACGAGCACGTCTACATGGTGATTGCTGAAGGAGGCAAGAACTGATGGCAACCATGTACATCCAGGCTCCCTTCGAGCCGGAAATTGCCTCCAACCTGCACTGGCCGCTTAACCAGAGCAAGGAGCGCCTGCGCCGGGGGTACATGATCTGGGATAAAAGCCAGATGCCACCGGGGTACAGCTCCCCGGCGCAGGTTAATTTCCTGTACAACCCATCCGAGATCAGCGCGTCGTACACCATGCAGTATGCGGCGTCTGCGACCCAGCAGTTCCGTAATCCGGGGGACACTGCCAATCTTGTCGTGCCCATGCAGCAGGCCGTGTCCTTCACCCTACTGTTCGACCGGACTTACGCGTTCTGGAACAGCATCCAGGGAGAGCTGTCCGAGTTCGGGGTGGATGTTGATGTGCGCGCGATGAAGCAGTTCACCGGGATGTTCGTGGATAATGACGGCCAGGCTAATGCCACGGGCCAGGCAGCAGGTCTGTTCCAGGGTGTCATGGGGCGCGTCAATTCCTACCTGCATTTCGCCCAGGGACGGCAGGGCCTGTCCTATTACGGGTACGTGGATTCCTGGGATGTCACCTATACGCATTTCAGTAATAACATGATCCCCATGCGCTGCTCCATGGACGTGTCGTTCACGCTGCTGCCCCCTCCGCAGCAGCAGAACAACAAAACTGGCCTGGGTTCGCCTATCACCCCAGGTGGCGGCAATCTTTCCGGTGGCCTGCCCACGCGCCCGGGCCCCGGGCCCACACCATTCGGGAGTGTAGGTGGACGGTAGTGATCGACGCTGACTCCAGGTATTCCCAGTCCACCATCATCCCGGTTGTCACCGGGAAGCGGGTGCGGTTCGTCATTGTCCCGGGCGAGCAGAGGAACTACACCTTCAATTACCAGTTCTACCAGGTTATTGACGGGGATCGTATTGACAACCTCGCATTCCGGTTCTACGGGGACTCGTTGCGGTGGTGGGTTATCGCTGACGCCAATCCCCAGCGCCTGGACTGGAGCACCCTGATCCCGGGAGAGGTTATCCGTATCCCGATGGTGGTGCAGCAGTGAGGCAGCCCGTTCTCCCGGCGATCTACAACACCTACTTCAATGAGCGCCAGGTCCGGGAGCAGAATTACCTGCGTGACATGGAGCTGCGCCAGCGCTTCGGCCATCACGACATCATGTTCCTGCGCTTTGAGTTTCCTATGACCTACACCAACCCGGACCGGATCAAGGTGTTCCCGGCGAACACCCCGGTGCGCGTGGTCTGGGGACGCAAGCCGGACCTGAACATCTGGTACGGGTATGTCAACCACAAGGAGATGAACTCCGACGCTGACTCCTCCACCAGCCAGTTCCAGCTGACCTACACCTGCATCGGCACCAGCCGTATCCTGAATATTGACAAAACCCGCACGTGGGGACAGGTCACCCCCACCTATATCGCCAAGAAGATTGCCAAGGAGAACGGCTTCCGGTGCGTGGTGACCTCGGTCAACTGGGTGCTGCCGTATGAGGTCCAGGCTGCCGAGTCGGATTTCCGGTTCCTGAACCGGGTTGCGGATAAAACAGGCATGCGGTTCTGGTGCTCGGGGGGCACCCTGTATCTCATTGACCCGGCCGTGGCCATCTACGGATCCTCCAGGATTGCCGTGCCTAAATTCCAGCACGACAAGTTCTCCTACCAGCTGGATACCCTACGCTACGTGGAGCTGATGGACGGGTACAACCTGCCGGGTACTGTACTGGCTAACCGCAAGCTGCATGGCATAGACAAGTACTCCGGTCAGCTGTTTACAGCTGTCACCAAGCCGGGGCAGGCTACTGATATTGACTACGTCAACGATTTCCGGCGCGTCGATAATTACCACGAGGCAAAGAAGATAACTGATGCGTGGCACAATGTGTCCCAGCATTTCACCGGTACCCGGGCCGAGGTGTTCGGCAACTCCCTGCTGTACCCGGGAAAGCTGGTCAATTTCCAGGGCCGGGTACTTATGGACGACACCCGTGGCTACTGGCTTGTCACCCAGGCCAAGCACACCATCCGGGCTTCCAACTTCACCCAGTCCACACTGGATTCCTACACCACTGAGCTGGATGTGATGCGCAACACCCCTCAGAAAGACGTCAAGCTGAAGGGTATCCAGCCCGTTCAGCCGGAGATGCTGGGCATGACCCTGGCCGGCCCCAAATGGAAGTCCGGCAATACCTCCGTGATCGTGGATGGGAGGCGCACGTGAAAGACCAGCGCTATCTGGGCACGGCCGGTGTCCCTGCTGCCCGGCAGTGGCACGGGGTGTACATGGCCAAGGTAGTCAACGTCATGGACCCGCTCCAGGCTAAGAGAATAAAGATGCGCGTGCCCCAGGTACTGGGGACGGCGATCAGCAACTGGGCGCCGCCGGTATTCAACCCCAATCTGGCTGTTCCTGCGGTAGGGACCCTGGTCAATGCCGTGTTCCAGGGCGGTGACATCAACGCGCCCCTGTATTACCCACCGTTCCGGGTGCCGGTGACAGGTGACTGGCAGCTGATCACGCCGTTAAATGGCTGGGCCAATGTCGCCGGGCTGATCAAGCTCCAGGCCCGCACGACTACCAGCAGCGCCGTGGAGATCGTCGGGAACCTGTCCGGCGGCACCGTGACGGATAACACGATCATCGGGACACTTCCAGCGGGTTATTTCTCTGCTACTGCCGGTCATTATTTTCCCTGCGAAGCAGTGGCCGGGGCGGCCACCGTCTCTAACCCGGTGACTACCGGTTTCACCTCCGCAACCTCCGGTGTGCTGACGGACCTCACCGGCTCACTGAACAACATCCATGGCGGCGTTGACTCCGGCACCCAGATCCCGACTGGCAACTTCACTATTACCTCCGGCTCCCTGCCGTTCCAGTTCGGCCCCGGCGGGCAGCAGTTCTCCAACAACGCCGGCGCTTCCACCATCACCCTGACATCCGGGGCCCTGACCCTGAACAACGGGAACGTGAACGTGTCCGGTGCATCCGTTGGCGCGCAGACAACAACTATCGACTACAACACCCCGTGCATTAAGATTGATACGAGCGGTAATCTTCGCGTTTTCAACCTGAACTCGCACGTCTCGCAGATTTCCTTTACCTGCCCATCCATCCCGCTGAACACCTTGTAGGAGAAATGGCAACTGAGATCAAGATGCCCTTTGCCCTGGGCCGGGATGGTGCAGTGGTTCATACCGAAACACCTGACGTGCAGACCGAGCAGCATTTGGAGGCCCTGGTTACCACCCAGCCCGGCTCACGGGTGATGCTGCCTACCTATGGTGTGCCGACGATGCCAATGGTATTCCGGGCCGGGGATAAAGTAGTTCAGGGCGAGCTGGTGGATGATGTCAAGCAGGCGTGCGCAACCTGGGAGCCCAATGTCACCATCAGGTCCATCGCGCCCATCCCGTCCCAGATTCATGACTACGGCACGGCGTCCGTGGAGATTGACTGGATCCAGGGTGCGGTGGCGGCATTCAGCCAGGTTAACACGGCAACCATTCTGGTCGGCGGAACAGTAGTAGAGGATCTACCCACATGAGCGGAACACAGGCTAGTTTCACTAGCCCCACGGTGCCTTTCCCGACCACGGTCTACCCCCTGCCTATTGCCTACCCGGTTCTGACCATCCCGACGAATATTGACTACACGTCCAAGGACTACTCCGGGTTCCTGACGTCCATGCTGACGTTCGCCTCCCAGATTCTCCCGGACTGGAACCCCACCTCTGAGGGTGACTTCGGGCGCGTTCTGGTCGAGCTGTTCTGCTACGCAGCCGACATCCTGTCTTACTATGGCGACCGGATTTCCCAGGAAGCCTATCTCCCCACGGCCCAGCAGCGCCTGTCCCTGCTGAACATCGCCCAGCTGCTGGGCTACATTGCCTCCAACGGCGTGCCCGCTTCGGGATCGGTGACCTTCCAGACCTCCAACCCGGGCGTGGCTGTGGATATCCCGGCCGGAACCCAGGTGCAGACTTCCTTCGGTGTCACCGGCCTGGATCAGCCGGTGGTCTACGAAACCCAGACCGACATCCTGGTTCCTGCCAACGGGGGCACGAACACCACTGATGTTATCCAGGGGGAAACGCAGACCCTGGTGGAGCTGGGCGTCTCTGACGGCACGGCCGGTCAGCAGTTCACCATCCCTCAGACCGGGGTTATTGACGGCTCGGTGTCGGTATTTGTCCAGACGGCCACGGACAATGAGCTGTGGACTGGCGTGCAGTTCCTGGTGGATTCCCAGAACACGGACAAGACATACTCCATCCTCACCGATGCGCTGGGCAACACCATCATCACGTTCGGGGATAATATCAACGGGGAGATCCCCGGCATCGGCCTGGCTGTGTTTGCCACCTACCGGATCGGCGTGGGCGCCAAGGGAAATGTCGGCGAGGGCCTGGTCGGGGTTATCGTAGACAACATCGAGGGCGTGTTCATCCCCACCGAGGCTGACGGGATCACCTTCCTGTCCTCTGCCATGGTGGGGGGAACGGATGCGGAAACCAACGACCAGATCAGGGCTAATGCACCTGCGGCATTCCGGACCCAGTACCGGGCCGTGTCCCCGGCGGACTACGGGGATCTCGCCCTGGCTGTACCAGGGGTTATTGCGGCGAATGCCGTGGCTAATCATTCAACATCTGTGTCCGTGTATATCCTGGGACCCGGGGCCTCTATACCAGATGATGGTCTCATTCAGGCAACACTCACCTACTTTGAGTCCCGGATGCTGGCAGGGGTATCGCTCTCCGTGCTCCCTCCTAACCTGATTAAGGTAGACGTAGGATCCTCCGGTAACAATGTTCAGCTTGCTGTCAAGGACCGGTTCGCCCAGGCGAATGTCATCCCCAATGTCCAGAAAGCACTGAACTCCCTGCTGTCCCCACCCAATGTCGGGTTCGGCCAGCTGCTCAATGTTTCGGATATCTACAACGCCATACTGTCCGTAGACGGTGTAGCCTGGGCCCTGATCCCGTTGTTCACGCGCGAGGATGTCGTCAAGACGGACAACGTTGCTATCCAGTTCCGGGCCAGTGAGGTCCCCGTCCCGGGCACGTTCTTCATCTCGGCATCTGGCGGGTTCATCTGATGAAAACCTGTACTAAGTGTGGCCTGGAAAAGGAATTAACATCTTTTCCTAAGCATCCTAATGGAAGAGATGGCAGAAATTCCTGGTGCCAGGCATGTGCAAATGCTCTGAGTCTTGCTTGGTATCACGCTCTGACTCCAGAACAGAAGTTCCGCAGAAATCTTCGGGGAAAGGCTGTAGCTTACGGCCTTGATCCGGACATCATTGAAGCTCACTGGAACACTCATAACGGTGTGTGCGATATCTGCCAGCAGCCGCCCTCCGGAAGTCGCCGGTTATCTATTGAACACGACCACACCACAGGAAAGTTCAGGGGTATCACATGTGACTCCTGTAATAATGGGTTAGCCAGATTCAAGGATGACGTTAAACTACTGGAGGCGGCCATCAATTACCTGATCAGGGCGCGCGATTCAGAAGAGGTGACTTGATGGCAGCCGTATACCCCAACACCACGTTCTCCTGGACGAACCGGGTGGACAATGTCAATGTCGTGTTCGCCAACGACCCGAACAGCATTGTCGCTGAGGTTATCGCTATCGAGCAGACCCTGGGCACCAACCCCCAGCAGGAGAAAGTGCCTATCCTGGGCACGACCCCGATCAATTACGCGTCCGTGGACGCGCGCATCTCCGATACCTTAGCCGGTTCCCAGAAGCCGGTGGTGGAGCTGAGCTGCCAGAACCTCCCCTGCCGTCCGGGCCAGTTGCTGTTCAACAGCTACCGGGCGCGCTTCGATCCTTTCCGGATGTACAACGGCAATGATGTTGTTGTGCCGGCAGATGGCTGGTGGATCATTACTGCTACCCAGCAGTGGGAGGAGCCAGTCGGCTTTCTCACCGGGTTCAGCCGGTGCGGGCTCATGCTCAACGGGTTCCTGGAGCACTTCCATGATTTCCGGTGGGACTTCCCCAACCGCACCCTGGTCCCGTTCGGCTTCCCCATCGGCGTGTTCGGGTACAACACCGTCACCTGGCAGGGACTGCTGCACAAGGGCGACCGGTTCCAGATCCAGTCCTGTAATGGCACGTTCTTCGAGCCTCACCACATCCTGACTGGTGACCTGAAGGCGTGCTGGATCCGTTCCGCAAATCCTACTGCCTTCATCTCTGGATAACTCATGGCTATTTACGGGTACTCCCCGTATGGTATTGACTCCCCGTTCTATGGAATCCAGGCGCCGGACGGGTATATTGTCGAGCCCTTTACCGCTCAGTCTGTTAACTACTCCACCATTCAGCTGAACTGGCAGCGTCCCACTGCCCAGTTCGCTGAGTTCCGGCTGATCAGGAACCGCTTCGGTTTCCCGGTGAACGAGACGGACGGGGAGATCCTGCTCCAGTCCGATACCTGGCCCGGCCAGCTGTTCAATGACACCTCTGTTATTCAGGGGAATTATCACTACTACGGGATCTACCTGCTGGTTCTCTACGCTGACTTCTATGTCTGGGTGCGCTCGGGGGTTACTGCCTGCCTCGCCAACCAGGATTACGGGTCCGGTGCTTTCCTGTACGGCCTGATTCCCGACCACATGACCCAGATTGACCAGACTGAACTGACCTCAGACACGCTCGGCAACTCCTTCCTCAAGACATTCATGAACGTCATCGGCTGGGCCT